AAAAGGTATCTTTGCTTTTATACTATTTATTGCACTTTGAATAGGTTTACCATACTCAAATGATGTTCTTTGCGTACCATCGACCAAATCTGCTATTTGCTTAGAAAAAGTAGGAACTGCTCTAGCAGGTAATTCTAATATTTCATTAATAATTCCGGATACAACTCCATCATTATCATTAAGAACATCATTTATACTTTGTAAAAATGATTGTTCTAGCAAAATGCTTCCAGCACTATCTAAAGAGCCAACTATACCTTCTAATAATGCTTTAGAGTCACCACTTTTAGAATTAACTACATTAGCAGTTATTGATAGTGGAGCAGCCAAAGGTTGAGCCCAATCATAAGTAAATGATTTACCACCAATTTTAATTGAATAAGAATTAATTCCTAAAGTATTTTTTAAGAAATTGGCAGTATCTTTATCATCATCGCTATCACCGCTTGTTATTCCAGCCTTCGCAAGTGCAATACCAAGTATATATAACATAGTACCAGCAGTAGCCTTTCCTAAACTTTGAACAAATTCATGTTGCATAGTGGCAGTATATTGCCCATTTGCAAGTGATCTTTTTAAATTAATACCTTTATTTATGGTACTAATCAAACCAGCAGGCGAATAATCAACAATTGCCTTTGTTAAATTAGCTGGTGTTTTGGCAAAAGGTATTAACACATCACCAAGACCATAACCATTAACATTTAATTTATTTAGTCCTTTTCTTACACCCAAAACAAATCTAGTATAGTTATTATTATCATTCCAAGTTCTAGATAAAGCCTCTTGATGTGCTATATCTATCATTTCTTGTGTGATTTCGGTAGTATTGTTTAATACCAATTGGTTTTGTAATGAATTTTCAAAAGCCGCTTCACTAAATACTCTATCACCAACATCCATAACATAATTTAATAAAGACTCTGTTCTATTTAGAGTCCTTCCCATTAAATTCTTTTCACTAAATGATTTACCATCTGATATTTCAAATCTATTACCTTCCATATCTTTAGTGTTAATTCCTTTTTTATAGTCGTTAGTAGCCTCATAGGCTCCTTTTTTAATACCTTTAAGCATTGCTTTTATATTTGTAGTGCCGGTTGTTCTTACACCAGTTTTCTTAGCGATTAACTTATCAGCATAACTAGAGAATAAATCGCCAAAAGAATTAACTGGCATTATTAAAGCATTACCAGCAACATTTCTTACTTGAGTCTTAGGATTAAACAACATAGATATTCTCATCCAAGATCTAATTTTTGCACCTTTTTCAGGTGGTAGTTTATCGGTCATTAATTTTTGTATTTCTGCAAGTTTAACTCTTTTATCATAGCCATCTTCCATATTTTGTACTTCTTGCATTGTATCCATGATAAACTTTACCTCATCAGGCTTTAAGTCAAAATCTTCCCTATATTTATCTATCCATTCCTTAGATTTGTTCTTAACCATTCTGTCATAAGCTTCAGATAATTCAGATTGAGCATATTTTACCATACCTTCAGGTGTCATTCTTTCCATAATATTAAATGCTTGTACAGTTTGACCTGCAGATGTTCCTATTTCCCTCATTTTTTTAGCAACTTCTACCATGCTATCGTAATCGCCATTATCAGCGTATTGTTTTAGCAGAATCCAACCTTCTGCTACATCTGTAGCATTTGCATTCTTACTATCTTGTTTTACCCATCTTAATGCTTCTGAACTACCACCATCATTTATTTTCTTGAAGGCTTTTTCCAAACTTTCTTTATTAGTTACTTTATCATAATATCTAACATCTTCTTTTGAAAGTATTTCAGCCTTTTGTTCTACATTTAGCATATTAACTTTATCTTTAATGTTTTTAGCAAAATGGCTATTGCCATCATTAACTTTATTTACACTTCCTCTTTTAGGTAATATTGGTGTAGTGTTGGCATCTTCTTTAGTTAATTTTGATATTTCATTTGGGTTTAAAATCTTGCTCTTTTTAGAACTACTTTCTATATCTTCCCTAACAGGTAACTTAATATCAGACATTTTAGTTTTTGTTCCCGATGATGGAAAGTTTTCTTTTAAATACTCATTCCATTCTTTAGCATTTTGAGAATATTTAGTAGGCAAGATGTCATAAACTTTTGCATATTGACCTTGTGTAGGATCTATCCAGGCAACATCATTGATATTTACTTCTTTCGAGTAAACTTTACCATTACTAGAATAGCTTTCTGCTTCCATTTTAGATGGAGATACAAATATTCCTTGCTTTATAGGGTATGAAGAATACACCATAATTTTACCGCTATCAATAGCATTTTCTATATCCTGTCTTGATAAATCAGGGTTATATTTATCATAATCAATCCAATCGCTGTCATTGATTGTTTCTTCTAATGTTTTTATATCTTCTACATTTCTTATCCAAGTGTGATAATCATCATTAACTGGATTATTATTTTTTATAATATCTAATTGTTTTTGTTTATACTTTTCCAAAGAAAAAGAACCATTATTTAGTTCTTGCGTATTATTTTTGTTTATCGGAATAGAATATTTAGTAGCAGATGATGTATCGCTATTGACATTATTGTTTGATTGTGGTATATTATTTGCAGTTGAAGTGTTGAAGTTCCCAGATTGCATGGGAAGTTTAGCACTTCTTTTTTTATTATATATTTCAATTAAACTACCATTATTTACCATATTATTAAAGTAATTTGCTGTTTCTCTACCATATGTAGTTTTTATTCTATTTGTATCTATTTCGACTTTGTTATATTGTCCTCTTTTATGGATTTCTATTGGAACAATAATGTTGTTATTGTTGCTGTCTTTTACTTCTGTCAGAACAATAAAGTTATCTTTAGAATAATTACCTCTATCTGTATATTGATATACTGCTATAGGATTATCCAATGAATCTATTGCATTCATATAGGTTTCTATACCTAATCCATGATAATGTTTTCCTTTTGTACTATACCCTTTATTTTCCGCTTCTGAACTTGTTAAAATATTTTCTCTTAAATGTCCTTTTCGTACAAGCATTGGTAAATCACTAACTCCAACAGATACAAGTTGTTCAGGAGTAAAATCTCTTAATTTTACCATAGAGTTTATATCAGTATTTGGATTATTTAATGCGTCATTTACTTCATTTAAAGCATTTTCACTCAAATGATACATAGTTTTGCTAAGATCGCTTCTATTACCATAATAAGCATCTTCCCACATTTCTTTTAACTTTTCAACAAAACTTACATACTCATTAGCACCAGTGCCCTTAATTTTTTCTGCTAGTTTTCTAATATTATTTAGTATTTTCTTAAATATATTAGGTTTCTTTTCAACTACTGATTGAATAAACTCTCTATTTCCAAATAATTCTCCACATACATCTGCTACTACTTCATCAGATACATCATTAGTCTTATATCTTTCTTTTAGTGATTCTAATGATTTTTCAAACTCAGGATCTTGTTTAGCATAATCAAGTATTAATTCCTTCATTTCTTTTGTTGCTATGTCGTGAGTTATTTCGTGAACCACCAAAAATTCAACATAATTATCAGCATTAGGATTTAATTCAATTATAGTTTTACCATTTTCTTTTGTAATTAATCCATTAACAGGTACACCTTGCTCGTTAGTTATGTTAGGATTAAATCTTATTATATAATTTTTGTCTTTTATTATATTTTCTAGTAATCTTATGGTATTGTTAGTTTTTGCAGTATTGTTCAAATACATACTAGCAGTTCTTCTTAATTCATTAATATTGACATTATTACTCTTAACATATTGATAGTTGCCTATAGGCATACTATAATTAGCATTATTAACACTAGTTACATCAATACTTCTTAATTTTTGAAGAGCATTACTAATTGAAGAATATTGTTGTCTAGTTAAATCTTTAGTAGTAGTAAAACTCATATCTGGTCTTACTTCACTTACATAATTCATAGCATTAGGTACTTTTATACCAACCTCATTTAACATTGTCTTAATATAACTGCCTTTATAACTTTCAATACTAGCGTCTCCTAGTTTAAATCCCTTTATATCTTCTAATATTTCAGGCTTTATTTTAGTCATATCAACTTTAATGTTGCTAGTAGGTATATTTATATTAGAACTATTAAAATCGTCCACTGTAGGCAAAATAGCCTTATCAGAATTAGTGTTATTGCTTTGCTGATTATATACTGGTAAATTAACACTATTTTGGCTTGATTTTTCTTGATTAACTATATCTTGTACTGTAGGCAAGTTTACTTCTGCTTTTGAAGATGTACTTGTATCAGTATTTTGGTTTTGAATAGCATTTAATTGTTCTTTTAAATTATTTAATTCTGCTTCTTGCTCTTTTGTTATTTTATTTTGTTCTTTTAGTGTTTCATATTCATTAATCTGCGATGTTATTGTATCTACAGTATCATTAATATTTGAATCATTATTAATATTATTATCAATACTAGAAATAATTGTATCTATTTTGTTAATAGTATCCTTATTTGTAGTGTTTTCTTTTGTTTCTTCTAATTCTTTTTTAAATGTATCATACAAATTAACATCATTATTATCAACATTTGTATTTTCTCCTGACATAGTGCCAATAACGCCACCTGTAACACCACCTATTGCTGCACTATATAAAGCATCGCTTAAAATATCACCATCAGTCAGAATTGAACCAACATCCGTGCCTTTATCTAAAATTATTAGTTTATTGATATTATCCAAATATTCTTGAATAAACTCTTCAGTAGCCTCACTGCCTACATTTGCCAAAATATTCGCAATTTTAGGTTTCTTTGTTATATTAGTAAATGTTTCTTTTAGTAATTTTTCATATTCACTAGTCTTGCCACCAGTAAGTCCTTTAGTAGCACTACCTAACATTTTTCCAGTAGCATATTCAAGTCCGACATTAATTAAACCATATACAGTGGCACTCCCACTATCATATCCATCAGTAATTGCTTGATTGGTACTATCAACAAACATCTTTCCAAAATACATAGTAGAGCCAACACCTGGCAAAACCTTATTAACTAATGTTGAACCTGCAATTTTTCCACTTTCATATAGTACATCACCAGCAAACCTACCAATTGCTGTATTGTATTCATTTCTAACTTTTTCATTTTTCATTTGATTAAATGTTGGTAAATATTGCATATCACCATTTTCATTTTTAATCAAGCCACCATTATAATCCAAAAGATTTCCAACACCATCTACTAATCTACCAATTGATTTATCATACCAACCAATATCATCTTCGGCTACTCTTTGCTTATCATATTCATATTTTGCATATCCAACTTTATTAGATTGTTCTTCTAATTCTTTCATCTGTTTTTTATATTCATCAGTTTGTTGTATATCTTGATATTTCTTTTCTACATCTTTATTTTGCTTTAATTTATCTTGACCAGCAGTAATTTCAAACTTTTTACTTTTTGTTATTTCGCTTTGCTCTTGAATAGGTAATATATTTCTTTGAGTAGAAAAAGGAGTTACTGTTGTTTGAACCCCTTTTTCATAAGTACTCTTTTGTATATTTTTTTGTAATTGATTTCTTTTATTAATTTCATTTTTATATTCATTTTTAAATTCAGTACTAGACATTTTTTCTTTTAAATTACTAATATATGAATCAACAATCTCATTCAAATTCCTCTTATCACTAGAAATAATACTTGATATATAATTTTTTTTATTATCTTGCATTTTTTTTTGATATTTTTCAACCATCTCTATAGCATTCATAAAATCACCTATCCTTGTAATTCTAAAGCTTTCATTATAATTCTTCCCTCTTCATCACTCATTGTGCCTTCTGACACTCTTGTTTTTACACCATTTGCAATTTTATTTTTATCTCCATTTGTTAAACTTCCATAACCACGATTAGCCCACCTAAAAAGTTCTTTATTAACATGATTAGTCCAATTGTATTGGGAGTATAAGTTTTCTAATTCTTTAGCACTATACCCAGTTAAATCTAATTTTTTTTCAAGGTCATATTCTTTTTCACCATAACTAGCATTTATTTGAGCCCATCTCTGAGCATTAGCAATAGCATCTTGTTCTCTTTGATATGCCATTTCTTTTTCCCATCTTTCTTGTTCTAATCTTTGCTGTTCTTTCTGATATGCCATATTTTCATTATATTGTCTAATCTTTTCAGCAGTTTCATTTTCATAGTTAATTTGACTTTCAACATCTTTATATCTGTTATAGTAATTATTATTAATAGTATTATTCCAATTTAATTTATTATTTTCTTGTTCTGTTTTATAGTTAAATCCCTCTAGTGCTATATTCAACTTATCTTGTAAGGCTTTTAAAGCATTTTGAGCTAATGTTTCATTATTAGACATCTGAGCTTCTCTTATTGCATTATCAAATTCTATTCCAGCATCTTCTAAGCTTTTTCTTGCTGTTGCTAGTCTGTTTTGATAAGTATTATACATATCTACTTTAGAACTTTCTGAATATCCACTATTAGATAGACCATTAGCAGTAACATTTTCCCTGCTAACACCATATTTATCTACTTCTTTTTGATAGTCTATATATGATGCTTTTGTCTCATTTTGATATTCTTTTTCTGCTTTATTTCTTTGTTGTTCTATCAAATCCTTTTGATATTGTAGGTTTTGATTAGCAATATCTTTTTGAGTATTTTCCCATTGATCTACTAATTGTTGCTGTTGATTAGTAAAATTATTTCTTTCATTAATTAGATTATCATAAGTTTGATTATATTTATCTAATTCGCTTTGTTTTTCGTTTTCTACTTTTTTGAATCTTTCATCATCATAATTTACATTGTACATTAATCATCACCTCTTTACATATCCACCTACAAATGATTCTAATGTATAGTTATTTAACCCGAATGGTTTTGTTGAACTAAACTTCATTTGTAGTCGTTTCCATTTTTTCTTTTTTATTCTATATACTATATATCCCTTGGCATTTTCATAAGTACCAATTTCTTCAAAAGAATTATTATCAGTCTTAACCTCTAATTTGATTGTTTCTCCACTAACTTCAGCAGAACCGCCTCTTTTATTAGTTGTTTTCTGATATTCAAGATATTTAAAATCATCATTTTTAGTAGTCCAATATGAATTGATTTCTCCATTATTTTTAGTTAATTTATATATAGAATTATTGCCACATAAATAAAGCACTCCATCTTTAACTGAAGTACAGGTAATATTTTGAGATAACTCCCAGTAATACCATTCATATTCAACATTTATTCCTTGATATTTTTGTCTACTATCTGCTAGATAGACTCTATTATCTATGATTACTAAAAGGTATCCTTCCCATTCTTCTAGAATCATATTTTTATAATTAGATTCTTTAAGTAATTTGCCATCAACCATACTAGATCTATGTGCAAGTACTTGCTCTGAAGTAATATTTCCACTAATTGCTTCCATACCTCTATCTGAAAAGAATACTATATCATCATTAAAATTAATACCGCTAGCAACACAACCAGTTGTTATACTAGAGTGTGTTGATGGATAAATCTTACCATAAGTATTATCTACTACTGGATTATGATAGAATACAGTAGTATTTGCTTGTGAAGGCTCCTTTAATACCCACAAAGCATTATTACTAGGTATTAATGCTTTAACTGGAGATAAATCCATACCCTCATTATAATAGTCCAAATCACTAATATATCTAGGATCTTCAAGTGAACTATGAAAAATAGCGTTAGGATAATCTTGATTACCACTAAAGAATACTCTATTATCAAATACTGCTAACATAGTACATTTATTAATTCTATCTCTATAGCCTTGAATAGTCTTTCTAAATAATATTTCAACATTATGTTGACCATCTGTTGTCGGTGCTGATGGTGCTACATTAAATGTAATACTTCCCTCAGTAACATCAACAGTAAAATCAGTTCCTTGAACATAAGTAAGTGTATCTAACCCTACTGTTACTTTAGCAGTTACCACATAATCACTATCTATATTTTCAGTATCTAACTTAAACTTAGTGGTTTTTCCATCACCTATTCTCAAATTTTTTCTAATCCCAGTAAGCAAATTGACATCTTGATATGTTGTTCCACTACCATCAGCATTGCCTATACTAGTTGTAGGTATAGTACCTTCCACTTCTTTTAATTCACTGCCATTATATTCTAAATAATTTAAACCATCCTTAATATAAAGAATATTGTTAAATATAAAGGCTTGGCTTCTTATTAGATTCATTCCAGTAAATATTTCTGTTCCATTATCATAAAGCTTAGTTCCAGAATGAACTATTTTATGAGTAGTATTATCAACATCATAAAAAAAGAGACCCAATATGGTATTATTGTATTCTTCCACTAATTCCATATCAGGTCTTGTTTCTATACCAGCACTATTATTTTTGTAATTTTTCCACATATTTAAACTATCAGGACTTCTTGCTAAGTTAGTATCGCTATTACTGAAATCAACACCTGCAAAGTTATCTACTTTTCTAGTAACTAATGCTCCACTAGGAACACCACTAGAACTACTATAAGAACTCATAAGTATCATCTCCTTCTAGATAAATACTACCAGTATGATATCTAGGGTCTAGTCTTTGTAGCATTTGCTCATACCTATTTGAATATACTTGCCCATAACTAGCAGATATATCAGATTTAAGTAAATCACCAGCGACACCATAAGGCATTATTTCAAGTACATCTGTTGATAAGTCAAAAGTGAACTCGCTATCTTTTGTATCATAAGTTATTTGTTTAGGGTATTTATAGTAATATATCTTAGCAGTTCCATCTCCATAAAAATTAATGGTATTTCCTATGATATCGTTTTCTACTCCTCTAACAATGTTAATTTGAAATAAATCCTTTGCTATTTCTGAAAAATCTACTTCATCACCTTTAGTTACTTCTAATTCTTCTTTAGCAGGTATTTTCTTTATTCTTGCAAGTTCATTTTGAACCTGATTTATCACATCATTTATTTTATTTGCTATATCAGGGTCATCAGTTAATAACTCACTATTAGGATTAATCTCTTCAATTAACCTCAACACTTTCTTTTTCATTTCCAGTAATATCATTCTCATCACTCCTATAAACATCATTATAAATATTTTTAATATCTTCAATATCTTCTTTTAATTCTTCTAATGTACATACTTGAACATTAGGAATTATATATCCTGCTTGTTCGTTCCAAATAATCCTTGTCCCTTCAGGAATTATTTGTACTAATTTTGATTCTTCAATAGTTTTAATTCCATTAAATTCACTTTCATTATGTATTTCTGTCGTTAAAATGCAATCTTTCATTGTCTGATGTACTAATTTGTTTTCTGTATATTCATTAAATTCTAATTCTTTAGTTACTGTTCTACCATACACTTGGTGTAAGTTTGGTTTAGCAGTAAAAAACTCCATATTTTTCATTTATAATCTCTCCTTTAAGTCTTGTTTGTAGGAATTGCACCTACTTAATCTATTAACAAGATAAAAAGGGCTTTCGCCCTTTAACTATTTTGTAGTTGGTATAATTACCATTTCTTTTGGTCTTACTACTTTAGCACCAAATACATAAAGACCTTTTAATGCATCTTCAAAAGCATCTTGTGGTCTATAAGATTCAACTTTATCAATTTGTTCTGCGAATGCAATTGCTCTAGAAGTTCTTAATACATTAAGTACATTAGCACCATCATCGCCAGTAGGCAATAGATTTTCAATAGATACTAATGCATTACCATACTTTCCAATATAACCTTTTTTAGCCATTTCAACATTGTTAGTAAATAATTCAGTTAAGTTTTGTCTTAACGCAGTGAAATATTTAGGACAAACTTCTGCATGATAAGTATCAGTAACCCTACAGTTATTTCCATATAGAACAGCGAATGCTTCTTCTAATTTCTCAACTGCATTTGTTTTAGTTACAGCACCAGCAGTTAGTTTGCTAACTTCTGCACCAGTATATGCAGTAGCAATTAATGATGCTACATATTTATCTCCTTCCTCAGATAATGCAAGAGCTCCCTCTTTTGCTGTTGCTTCCATTGCACCAGGTACAGATTGTGCTTTTGCAATATCATCAATAGCAATATTGAAATATTTATATTGGTCTAATTTTAAAGTTTGGTCAGTTACACTAATGTATTCTTTCTCAATTGCAGTACCAGGAACATAATCCTTTACTGTTGGTCTTACTGCATTTAATATTTTAACTTCTTTAGCATTTTTTGAATCTTTTTCGTATTTGAAATCACAGTGATTTCTTAAACTTGTGATAGTTTCTAGTGCTCTTTCGTATGCTTGATGCCATACTGTTTGTAGTGCTACATTCATACCAATCATTATTTATCACTCCTTCTTTAATTTTGAGCAGTCATAGATTTTCTGATAACATCCCAATTCTTTCTTATTTCCTCTGGAGACATCTTAGCGATTTCTTCATTAGAATAATAATCTTTTTGAACAGGTTCTTTAATATTTTTCATACTTCCTATCTGCTCATATTTTTTTTGTGGTTTTATTTTTGTATACATTTCATATACATTTTTTATTGGTGTTTTAGAATTAAATTGACTTGCAAACTCTTTAAATTCAGAATCATTAAGTATTTCTTCCTTAACACCTAATTCCGCTAACTCTTTAACTTGTTTTTGATGAGTTAGTTCATCTGCAAGAATATTAAATACTACTTTATCTCTAGGTGTCATTTTGTCTACACCAATAGTGGCAAGTCTATTTGCTTCTTCTTGCATTTCTTCAAAGCCTAAATCAATGATTTTAGAAGCCTCTGCTTGTCCTAAAATCTTTTCATCTTCTTCAGAATATCTAGGTTTTGAATAAGCAGGTATATCAATTCCTTGTTCCTTATAGAACTCTCTCATTCTTTGATTAGATTCAGAGATATCTTTAGTTCCAAGTCCTGCCTTTAATATACTGTCAGTCTCTTCATATTTGGCTAATTTATCAGAATATTGCTTTTCCATCTTTCTTTTTTCTCTTTCGATTTTCTTTGGAAGTAAGTTATTTATTCTGTCATTAACCATTTTTTCAACTTCTTCTGCAGTATAAGTTTTAACTTCTTTTTTTTCTTCTTCTTGAGAAGTGGTATCAGTTAATTCTATACCTTCCTCAATTTCTTCTACTGATTGAGCTTCAGTATTTTCAGTTACATCTGTAACAGGTGTTTGAACATCGTATTCTTCGTTCATTTTCTTTCCTCCTATTTTTTTAAGTGTTTGACTTCACTATTCCATTTTCTTTTAAAGTCTTGCAATGCTTGGACTATTAAAAAACAACGACTATTGCGTAGCCATTACTTGATTAATTAATTGGTTTCCATATTGCCCTATACCCGTTATATCTTGTTGATTAGCAATAAACTTATTAGCTCTCATTTGTAATGCTTGAGCTTGTGTTTGAATATCTGCTATTCTTTGCTGAGATTCTTTCATTTTCTTTATTGCTTCTTCTAACTTAGATTTAGGCATTGAACTATCATCATCTAATAAATCAACATAAACTTCTAACTCAGATAACTTTTGATTATTGAAATATCCTGCTTTTAACATATTTTCAAGCGATAATTCTTGAGCGAACTTATCATAAGGACTTTTAGGTGTTATATCAACCTTTACACTTGCTTGTAATTCTTGCAACACACTATAAGGCACTTGTACTGGTTGTGATATTATTTCTCCAGTGCTAGGATTAGTTTGTTCATAATCTATTACTAAACCATCAGTGGCATATGTCTTCCACATGTCAAGCCATATTCTTGCTAAATCTTCTAATGTAGTCTTTAATGATAATGTTTGCTCTGTTACTGGCATTTGTGATGCTTGTTGAACTGCTAATATAGCCTTGCCACTAGCACTTTCTGGATTAACATCACCAGTAGCAATGTCTCCAGCACCAGCAAGTTCTCTAGTAGTAGAAATAAGTTCATTCATAACTTTTTCTACATCCGAACTCATTTGTGCTGGTTGAATCATGCCAACTATCTTTTTTACATCATCTACTGTCTGACCATTTGTTTTAATAGTTCCACCAATTTTATCAATTGCACTTGGATTTTGTATCTTTGTTATATCAACAATTTTCTGTGGATAAGCGGTAGTTTTAGCAGATATTAATCTTCTCATAATAGTTTTATTTATCTCTAACTGATTAGGTATTAAGTATCTTACTTCCCCCTCTCCTCTAGCGTATCCTTCTTTTTCTTCCCATAGCATATGAGTTATAGGATAAAGAGTAAGACCAGTATCTTTGTCCTTCTTTAAATCACAATACTGTGTTGCTTGTGAGAAGTGAACTGTACCATTTTCTTTATATAATTTAGTAATAACAGTTACCATATCATCTTTTTCTTCTTTAGAATCATCACCAGGTTCCTCAAAAATATCATTATCGCCAATTATATATTGTATTTTCTCTTCTGATACTCCCTCACTTCTAGCCATTTCTACAACATTTATTACTGGTTTTCTATGCTTAATTAGTATATAAGGTTGGTTTTGAATATCAGAATCATTTTCATTGCCATAAAGGACATCATTTTTAGATAATATCTCATTTACTGGCATATTATTTTCTTCATCATAATCAACATAAATAGGACACTCATCATTAATAGCAGAATTTTTACTCATACTTCTAGTTTTATAATCCATATTATCTTTTTCCCATACCTTACTTGCTAGTTTATTTAATAATTCACAAGTTTTTATAGCAACTTCTTTAAAGTCTTTATTTTCAAAGTTTTCAGCACTATAAACAGGTTGATAAAGATTATTATTAATAATACCAACTTTATATTTAACTATAGGTTTGATTATATTTAATTGTATAGGCTCTATTCCACTTATCTTTAGACCTTCCCATTGATTACCATTGTACATACGATAATTTCTATCAGTATCTGAATAAAGATTTTTTAAACGATTATAATTTCTTCCTCTTTCGTATAAATCCCATATTTGTGTTTGTTTTAACTCTTCTAAATCCATTCTGCACCTCCTAGTCTATGTCTTTTTGCCCTAAACCAGTTCCATCATAATTATCTATATTGGACATCATAGTTTCAAAAGTGGCTTGTCGTTTTTTTTCTTCAAAACTTTCTATTTCATTTCTAACTATTTTTACTGGATTAATTTCTGGCATTTTTATTTCTTCATTATTCTTTAACTTTTGACCATTTTTAAGTCCTAAGGTGTAAGCTATAATTATAAAAATACCAAATAAAAAAAGTAATAGTATTGTATCCCACATTACTTATCACTCTTTCTTTTTTTCTTAGGTTTATTTTCTTCTTTTACTTGTTGAACTACTTCTTCTGTTATTTTAGCATTATATCTTTCTCTGTACAATTTCTTTTTCATATTACAATTATCTCCTCTCCATAGTCATATTCTTTCACTTCTTCTGATTTGAAATTAAATACTTTATTTATTTCAATAGGTTCCTCATCAAATACTACTTGTGATCTAGAATAATAAGCAATTGCTAGTCCCATAACTAAATCATCGTGAGCACCTTGTTGTGCCTCAGGTCTGCCTTTTTCATTTCTAACAAATGTAAGCATCTCTTCAAGTGTTAATTTATCATTTATTAGTTCAACAGATTCACGAACTATTTTAACTAGTTCTGCTATTATAACTGGTCTAGTTATAGATGTTGTCTTAAATCCATAAGACTTATCCATTATACCTGTATATTTATCTTCTTTTTCTCTAACAAACATATTAGAATATCCTAACCTTACTAATTCTTTATTAGGGAAACTACTGAAGTTACTCTCTATACACATAAGTGCTGGTGTAATTACTCCAGTTCTTTGATTTTTATATTGATAATAGTATCCTAAGCAATACATCTGTCTTACATATAAGTCCTCATCCATTTGATGTCTTAGTCTTGCTACTTGTTTGCCAGTCTTTGCATTAAGTACATGTCCAGTAAACCAGTCAGAACCCTCTCCAGCAGTGTCTCCACCAATACAATATTTGTAAATGTTAGGTACTTCATATATTTCTATATATCCATTTTTATCATTTACCCATCTTATATCAGTAATCTTTTTACCAGCTGGCATTGTATCATCATATTTATATTCAAAATAACCAGTCTTTATAGGTTTAACTAATTCCTGTAATCTTCTGCTTACTGCTCTAGAATCAAATACAGTCTTTCCAAGAACTCCCCACTGACCTAGACAGTATACATTATAGTAGTACTCATCAGTATCTTTGTAACTTTCTAGCAATTTCTTATAATCATCATCTAAGAACTTGTTATCTTTATATGTTGTATGTACTATAGTTAAATTATCTCTTGGTATATCAAAGAATTTCTTTTTTAACCAGTGATTAATATCAATTGGGTTAAAGGATATAACTATTTGTTTTTTAGTTCCTTTACCTCTTAATCTGACATCTAATTGATTAAAATCACTTTCTAATATTTCAGAAGCTTCTTCTATCCATATATCAGTAAGTTCACCTTTACTAAAAGTAACCGATTTTAACTTTTCAACATCATCTAGTCCGCTGAATATTATCTCATTGCCATTAAGTAAACATTTTATTCTTAAATCACTTTCATTAATCTTAAAGTGCATACCTAAGTGCCATTTATTAATAACTTGCTTAAACAAAGCAAATGTACTATCTCTATTACTCTTGCCAGTAGCACGAATTGTTAACAAGTTCATTAATTTTGAATTAAGTATTTTATATATATATCTTTCAACAACAAAGAAAGACTTTCCAGAACCAGCACCACCATAAAATATCAAATATCTATCTATATTGTCAAGATATGGTATATATACATCATTGAATACTTTTTTTGATATTGATATTTTTATTTCTCTAGTCATCTAATTCAACTCTTATATTAAAATCTAAATCAGCTTCAACCTTTGTTGTATATTCTCCACTCATTTTATTAAGTGTATCCAAAGCCTTAAGTCTAGTGTCTAATTTTGTAGGGCATTTTATTGTATTTACTTTATCTTCATTAATATCAGTCATTAATGGTACATCTTCTAATATTTCACCATTTACAACTTTTGATAGCCAAATCATTCTTTCTTTGGCTGTCATTATAGCCTTATCTTCCAATTCTTTTAATAATTCTTTGTACCTTTCCTGTACCTTTTCTGAATTAAATAGTGTACTAGCCTTTTCATCTATAGACTTATCACTATAATTTGCATTATAAGCATCTTTATATGCTTGTCTTTGACTCATACCATTAATTATATTCTGTATAAATTTTTCCTGTTTTACATTAAGCATATAATCACCAGCTTTCTTACAAAACTTCTTTTATTTCTATCTTGTGTATATAAGCCATTAATTTCTTTTTTATCTTATATACATCAGTACGATAGCCTTTTGTGTCTTCTACAATTACCTTTCCATCTTTCTTATATACGAAGTCTGCTATGTATCTAATACCTTTGTACTTCTTCCCATTTAATTGAAAAGGTGGCACTAATACAAATGGCACTTGTGTTTTCAATTCACTTATTTCGCCTTTCCTTTGCATATCTTCTAATACTAGGTATCTTAGGTATTCTTTCTTACTATCGAACTTCATATCTTTGTATACCACTTTTTTATTTTTGTATTTACTCATTTTTCCATCACATTTACTTTTATCGAAACAAGTATTACAAACTGCATTTCTCATACATCTTTTTGAATTCATACTAATCAACCCACTTTTTTGCCATAATAAAAAGACACATCTGTGCCTTAAACTGATTGTACCTAAAAAATGAATAGTAAAGGAGTGGTACAATCACGAATTAGTGAGTACTGTACAAATGATATATATGCAATTATTCCTAACTCACTTTTTTATATCTCGAGTTCAAATCGTTTTTGTTAGGTTTACTACTCATATAGTTAACTGATTTTGAGTGATCCCATATATCATCAATACACTACCCGCTAAGGTAGTTTTTATCAGGGTTTAAATTACATGTGAAATAACCTTTTTTCGATTATTCCATAATACAAGTATAAACCTAATTTTTTCCGATTTTTTCCGATTTTTTATTTTGATACAATTTTATTTTCATTTCATCTATATAATCATATGTCCTACTAAGAGAATAACCGATTAATTTATAAAAATATTTAGGTTTTCTTCCTTCTATCCATCTATAAATATAAATTTTATCGTAGACATCTCCATCTTCTCTCATTTTAATTAGTTTCTTCTTCAACTCATAATTTAACATATCTCGTGTGTTTCTACTTTGATTAATAAGATTATCTACTTGGTCAATTTCACTCGTGTAATCAATTAATTTTAAGTCTGATGAGGCATGTTCACCAGATACCATAACTTCCTTTGGTTTTGATGAGCCAGGTAATACTGCTAATATCAATTTACTTTTCTTTTCAAGTGCCTCATTATAGTTTTTTTCAGCTTCTTTACATTTTTTTAATAATTCATGATACTCAATATACATTTACTTCCCCTTTCTAACCATAATCCCCAAAATGTAATTACAATTGTAAGTATGTAAACATACATACCCAGTAAGTAAATAAATTTATTTACTTATTTTGATATCATAATATCACTTTTTAAATTATTAATATCTTTTTTTAATTCAGTAATTTTCTTAATTGCTTTAGTTCTGGTTAATGATTGTATTTTTTTATATTCTTTAACCATTTTTTTAAATTCTTTTTCATTGGATTCATTGAAATAATTTTGTATTTCTATGTCTGTAGTTATGCCACTTTCTGTCATTTCATTTATAAAGAAACTAATCATAAATAAAATTATATTGTCTTTATCCTTGTCTTTTGTCATTTCTTTCCTTTCTAACCAAAACCTAATCTTTATTTTCCAAATATTCTTTTAATTTCGGATCACTATCCGATAATATTTTTAGTGCTGTATTATAATTATTTTTAAGTATCTTATTTTCTTTCTTTATTTTCATAATATCATAAATTAATATAGCCATTACTAATACTGCTAATATAAATAACTCTTTCATCTCTACTTTAACCTTTCTATTAACTTCTTTTGATTTTTTATTAATTGATTGATTTTAATTGCAAGTACATAATCTGATACTGATTAGGTTCTAATTTATCTTTCATTCTTTACCCCCTAATTAACCCCTATTTTTATATTTATATTTCCACTTATACATTGACTAATAGCATAAAATATACCTGTCATAATTAATAAACATAATATTGTTCCTGTTATTGTTATAAAGTTTTTATTAGTTATTATTTTTTTCATTCTTTACCTCCTATTATTTCTATTTCAATCCAAAATGAAATCCATAAGAATACAATTCCAAATATATAATTAATACATTTATGTTTTCTAATATATTTTTTACTTTCATTTTCTCTTCTTAAAACTATTCCAAAGCCGAAGTCATATTTATTAAATTCAAATCTAGGTATTATTTTCATTTGATACTCCTATTATCTCTTTATATTTTTGTAGAATTTCGTTTGCATAATCTTCCGCTGTTGGTTCTTCTAATTCATATTCATAAGTATTACTATCATAGTTGTAATGCCATTTACTTATTTCATTTTCTAAATACTCTATAAACTCTTTTTGTTGATTTTCTAATTTCTCTATCTTACCAGCATTTTCTAAACAACTATCTTTCCAATTACAAGCAATATTTTCTTTTTCTTCAAGTTGTTTCTTTAATTCTTGATTTTCCCCCAATAATTCAGTATTTCTATGAGTACAATCTATATAATCATAAACTTCACTTGGTACTCCATTTGTATCAACCACTTGTTGTAACATTTCATTTTCAAATCTTAATTGATTATAATATTCTCCACTTCTTAAATATTCAAGTTGTTTTTTTAATTTTTGATTTTCTTGTTGTAATTTTTCATAAGTAGATAAATGATTTTTTCTATATTTTCTTTGATATTCTCTATATTTTTCTTTATGTTCTAAACGATATTTTTTTAAATATTCTTGTCTATTATTCATTTATTCCACCTCTTTTAAAATTTTATTTTCTTGCCAATTGTCTGGAATTGTTGATATCCAACCACAATGTACAGCTTTTATAGTTCCATCTGGTCTATAAAATTTCTGAGCATCCCATCCTTTATATAACTTTATTCCAAAATCAACTTTATTATTTTTTATGCTATATCTTAATACATCACTCACAATAATTATAAAATCTATTTTCATTGATACTAAATATCTAATAAACTCTCTAGCCTGACTAAATGGTGGATTTGTAATTACAATGTCATACTTTGAATAATCAATATTTCTCCACTCTTTACAATCACACTTAACATCATAGTAACAATCTTTTAAGTACTTATAAATATTGCTATTTTTGTCATCGCAAGGACAAATAATCTTTTTTCCTCTTAGGTCATATTTATGTAGTTCTCTTACACAGTCTTTATACATTGTGAAAAACTCATCATCCATAATTTTTCTTTTACAGGTTTTTATTTGCTTCATTATTAAAATTCCTCTTTTAAAATATCTAATAATTTAGTAAACCAAAGCCTTGGTATAATTTCATTTAATTTTTCTATTTTTTCTTCGATATAGTTCTCATACCATTTCATTTGTAAAAATATAAAATCATACTCTTTTTTAGTTGATTTTACTAATATATCCATGTTATTTTCAACAAAACCTCTGTACTCTTTTTCTGTTTTTTCTAATTCATTTACTAAAAATTTATAATGATTAATTATGATATTTTCTAAATCTTCTTTAGACTTGCTAGATAAATAATCTTTTAGTTTTTGTTCTTGCATTATTTCACCTCTTTTAAAATATCTTCTAAAATATAATTTTCCACTACCTTAACACCCATTATGGAATATTCCTCATTTATTTCTTTTTGTATTTTATCAATTACTTCTTTGTATTTATTGTTTTCTTTAAATAATTCTTCTATAAATAACCTTGCTTCACATTTTTCTATTTCAGTAGTATAACCAGTATGTGATAGT